ATACGGGGCGGAGATCATAGAGATCCCCTTCCCCGAAAATTTAAAAGGCAAGTATCAATATGATACAAGAACTTCTATGGATTGGTTTGGATATAAATTTAAAACAGTTCAAGAGTATGTTAATCTCCAGTCAGAACCCTATAAGAATCAGAGTCAAAGTGTGTAGTAGAGAACTCATATAATTCAGAATCTTCCAAGGCAACCATTTGATGCCTCATGCCTCTGGGAACCTCGAAAGGGATTCCAGGGGTTAATACTGTGCGATCAGCTGTATACAGATCATCATCAAAACCATAATACAGATAGATTTTACCTGAATGTAGATAGAAAGTTTCGTGTTTTAGTTTGTGATAATGCCACGAGCACTTCTTACCTGACTCGAAGAAAAGAAGCTTGCCACAATACTCTCCGTTGTTGACAATCCATTTCTCATATCCCCAACCTTTGGGTACGTGCTTAACTAAAGTATCCGACATCACTCACTCCTTTGTCGTCAATGTATATATCGCCAGATGGTTTCCCAAGTATCAACTCATGATACTTGCATCCCCACTTCTTTAACTGTTCTTGTGTCATAGTATAGAACTGTGTAAATGCTTTGCCGACATCGCCCTCATGTCTCCCCATCCCCCTTGCAGTAAAGTATTTGATGTAGTGTCCTCTATTATACAACTCATTGATGTGGGTGATTCTATCTTCCAACGGAACGCTAAATTCATAACCATTATTGCTGGTGCAAATAGTACCATCAATGTCAATTACATAGATCATTTACATCATCCTCTGTTAATACATAAGTTCCTGGATTAGATACAGCAATAGCAGCAGCTTTATTTGCAAAAGGAATAGCAGACTCCATAACACCACTGTTGAGATAATAGAATACCATAGCGGATAAAAATGTATCACCCGCACCTGCTACATCAAATACAGGAACTTTAGTTCCAGGATACAATTTATTTTTGAAAGTAGCACCTTCAGATCCTTTTGTGGTAATCAAGAAAGGATATTCTCCTTCCAACTTTTTTGCTTCAATATCATTTAGTTTGATAAAACACTGTCTTGGTAAGTTAGTTTTTTTACTATCGATAAAAACAGGTTTTTTGAACCAGTCACATAGTTCAAAGATCTTATCTTCAGATAAAAATCCTTTATTGTAGTCAGAGATAACCATTGCATCAAAGTCTTCTTTGGGCATATCCCATTCAAATGGTTCAATCTCATCAAGCTCATCTAATCTCATAATTTGTTGATTAGATTTTTCATCAACAAACCTGGTCTTGATTGGTCTCTTCTCATTGGTCATGATGTAAACATCGATACCAAACGCCATAAGGTTCTCTCTGACGTTCCATGCCATCCCGTTGGTCTGTTGTACCCTGGTCTTTTCAAGGACCGGTACAGGACCTTCTGGACTCAATCTGGAGCATTTGCCATACACATATCTATCAATGCATGTATCACCGATAAGCAGTACCTTTAATTGTTTTGGTGGTGGAGTATTCTCCTTGTCGATCAAAAAACCGAACTGATTTTGCATAGTGCGAACCTACTACTTCTTTTCCTTTCCAGTCGGAACCTACAACCATTGTATCAGGTTTAATCGATTCAAGCAAATCTTCCAACTCTTCCTTGGTATCAAACACATGAACTACATCAACATATCTTATTGACGATAACATGTTTGACCTATCTCCTTGCGAAAAAATAGGTCTATTGGGACCTTTCATCTCTGCTACTTTCCTATCGGAATCAATAGCAACAATAAGATAGTCTCCAAAAGACCTGGCGTATTTTAACAGTTCGATGTGCCCTGGATGAAGCACATCGAAGCATCCGTTAACAAAAGATATTTTCATTCATTCGGTACATAGACAAGTTTCTGAATCTCTGGCAGATAGAGGTATTCAATGTCACAGTTATTCAGAGTCTTTACAGCATCTTCAATAGTTTCAACCAGAGGTTCTCCTCCAAGGTTGAATGAGGTGTTGAACAAGACGGGAACTTCACTCAACTTCTCGAAAGCATCAATGAGATTATAGTAATGCTCATTCTGCTCTGGAGTTACAGTTTGAATGCGGCATGTATCATCAACATGAATAACTGAAGGAATCTTTTCTGCCACACCCTCGTGACACTTGACAGCATACATCATGTGAGGTGTCTCCTCGCGACCAGCAAGGTCGAACCAATCATGAACTGCTTCTTTCTTGATCGAACATGCGAATGGGCGGAACCACTCTCGATGCTTGACGGTATTGACATAATCTTTACCATCTTTTGCTGTGGGGTCGAACAGAATAGATCTGTTGCCAAGTGCTCGTGGACCGCCTTCAGAACGACCCTGATAGATGGTTACGATGTTACCTTCACGAATCAGTTTAGCGACACCATCATAAGAAGTTTCAGTAACTTCCAGACCTTCTAAATCTGATTCATAACCAGCGGGATCATATTGAGGACCATAGTAAACAGACTCTTGCTTGCTGGGAGTCTTGGTTTCTTCTATCTTATGGTGTACATATTTTGCTCCACCAATAGAAGTACCACCGTCATGTGAAATAGGTTCGCAATAGATATTCAAATCCGGGAACTCCTTCCAATACTTGTAGTTCGCAACGCAGTTGAGACCGTAACCACCACAGACAACAATATTAGTTTTTCCTGTTAACTCATGTGCTCTACGAATTAATGTTACCATTCTATCCGATGTTTCTTGCTGAATTTTGTAAGCAAGATCTTTCTGCACATCAGTAAATTCATTTTCTCTATGACGATTTACATCCTCCTTTAAAATATCATAACGTTGATAGTTTAATTGAGCAGCATTTGGATAATTTGGAATAATTAATTCTCTATTACCCCACTCTCCATCAGATGCAAAAAATGAAGGGAGATCTTCGTTAGGTTTGCCATAAGGAGACAGACCCATAAGTTTACCGGCTTCGATAGATGGGAACCCACAGTATTGTGTTACAGCTTCATACATTTTTGTATGACCAGGATATTCTGTAACAAAAACATTATCCTGTTCAAACATACCACAAGGAGTCCGGGTTCCGATATGTTTCCATACAGTATCAAAACCATTTTCGTAATCAGCATCAAAGATAGTTTCAAACTCGTAACCAACATCTTTAATGGGTTCTCCTATATCAAGGAAACTTCCAGCGCCATCAGCGATTACAATAGCAGCATCTTGAAATCCTGAATTATAAAATCCACATGATGCATGCATTTCATGATGAATATTATCGATAAAGTGAGTCTTAAACTCAAACTTTTTTCTGGCAATTTTTCTTACAAGGGATTCGTAAATATCTTCTCCAGTCCAGTCAGCAGTAGGACCGTGACGATGAGTGTGACATACCACCAAATGATCAATAGTATCGACATAATCAAATGCTTTAATAATACCCATTAACGGAGTACCATCATATTTAAATCTGGAAAGTCTTTCTTCTTCCAGATAAAAAATAATCTCTCCATCTTTCATCAAAGTTGTACTGCCATTATGTCCTCTGGCAATCGATAAAATAGTTGTCATTTCAGTTCCTTAATTATTTTGCAATATTGACAGAGTTGGAAAACCCTGGTGGTTTTGATGCAATTGCATCCTGCGTAACTTGAAAAATATTTGGTTTTTCTTTCTTTTGATCTGGAGCTGATTGTTGTGGAGTATCACAACCTTGGTCTCCGCAACCAAATTCTTCTGGCAAGATTACTTCTTGAGCGGGCTTTCTATACCACTTGTTCATCAGTTTGTCCACTGATTTAATAATGACCTCTTCTACTTTGTCATTCATAGCCATGATACCATCATTTGATCTATATGATTCATCATCCATAGTGATTCTGATAGGATCATAAACTCTTTGTCCTTCTCCCATATCAAGAAGATCAAATTTTTCATAATCAGGATATGAGATATTTTCAGCAAACGTAGATCCTACTACAACAACTGCTGGAGTATCAAATGATTTTGCTAAATGCTGTCCAACAGAATCACACCCAAGAAAAATATCTGCTTCTTTTACAATACCTGCCCATGAACGAAGGTCCACACCTTGAGATGCTGGAACAGAAACAGTATCTTTCAAACCTGCTTCTTCAGGATTTAAAGGAACTTCACTGAACCAAATAACAGAATATTTTTTTTGTAATCTTTTAACAATAGAGATAGCATTATAATATTCAAAACTTCTTCCTGAAGAATCAAAAATTAAGTTACCTTGAGATTGAATTCCTCTACCAAAAGGTTGGAAGACAACTGTTTTCTTTTTATTTGTTTTCTGCCTAACTTCCGAAACGATCATCATACCTTTGACCACTTCATCTCTGGTCAATTTAATAGTAGGATCTGGAAGTTCTCTAATTCCTTTGTTGTTGATAGCGATATCAAATGCTTGTGGAAGATTGCACTTCTGATTATAATACTCCCAAACTCTGTAAGGTTCTGGAGTAACAATATCAGTATCTTTTAGTTTATCCTCAAACAAGTTTTTGTGCCAGTGGTCGTAAACCCTGCTGTATAAAGTAGGATGTCCTCGGAAGAAATCGCTTCCGCCCTCACAAACAATTACAAAGTCTTCGTCTGGATGATCTTCCTGATACTTCTCGAAAGCAGGAATCGAACAGATCACACGACCAGCACCGCCATTAACAAAAAATGATTTAGGTCTCATAAAATCAATCTACAATGATTTAAGTATAATTATTTAGGCACTAAAAAAAGGGGGTGGTTTCCCACTCCCCTCATATATTTTTATTTGATTATATCAACCAGGACCTACATCAGCACCTGCTTCTGCTTGATCATCTTCGTTATTAACTGGCTCAATAGGCCATGCTGGATAACCGATTTTCGCTTGATGAACACCGGAAAATCTGGTGTAAAGATTTTGAAGTTCAGTAATGTATGCATTGAGAGCAGTAGTCTGATCTTCAGTCACTTCATTCTCTTCAGCAGCAATAAAATCTTGCGCTTGTAGAATTAAATCATCTCTCATTTGCTTATGCTCTTCCATAGTCATGGGAGAAGATGCAAAAGGAATAGCATCAATATTCCAAGATTCTGTTTCTAAATTATAAGTAACTTTATCAATATTAAAGACATCATTAAAAGGAAGAGGATCTGGATCCGTATGATATGGTTCTGATTCACCATCTAAAGTATATGAAACAGTCTTCCAATCATCAGTGGAGTAATTTTGTCCAAGACAAATAGAAGCAATAACTGTATCATCATCACTGGTTGTACAATCAAGAACTACCAATTTACGTGAAATACCTGCTCTCACTTCCATACCTTCTTTTTCTTCTTGGTTTCCTGTCCACGGATGGAAACCTTCATCAGCGTGGAGAAGACCATCCTCCGAACCAACAAAAACAAATCCTTTTGCTGGTCCATTATAAACTGCAGTGGCAGTATTGCCATCTACAGAAGTTGAACCGTAATAAGAATCAGGTAACTTATATGAATATGCTTTAGAAATATCAGACATGACCTTTATACATTCCTTTTGTGATAGTATTTATAAAAATAATAGGTAAAATAAATATTCGGAATTCCGAATTACTTGTAACTAATACGGATCAATCCGCCGTGACCGCCAGATCCACAGATGGGTCCGTTACAGCAAGAATGTGCAGTAACACCACCCAATCCAGGAACTCCGCTTGAGCAGCAAGCGTTGCCTTGACCAAATCCAACTGTCTTTTTAGCTGCACACCACTCACAGTAGTTGCAGTTGCAGTAACCACACTGGTGTCTGGAAGAAACATATCCTCCTTTAGCACTTACCAATCCACCAGGATATGGGAAGAAGAACTTGTTATGACATCTGTTAATATAACAGATTGCATAATATGCACCGGGGAGACCCACAGCACCACCATCACCACCATAGTATATTGCACAGCATCCATAAGTGCATTGAGATTCATTTCTTCTTGGCGTCAACCAAGTACAACCTTGAACTTGGATATACATACAGCCACCAAATCCGCCCTCGGCGCAGAAGTTGGAGAGACCATTTCCTGTAATAAAACTTTTACATCCTCTACGTCCCGTTTTGGATGAAGTTCTACAGTTATTCTCTGCAACACAAACTTGATATTGGCATCCAGGAACTACATCAGCGCCTTGGATTTTCTTATATACATAAGCGCCAGCGCCACCACCAGGACCGTGAGCACAGCAGCAAGCAACGGCACCACCACCGCCACCACCCCATGCTTCAAATAGAACCTCTGTGGTTCCTGAAGGGATAGTCCAGTTTGGGTAGTAAGTATTGTGGTTTACTGTAGATCTGTTGAGTGGCTCATCAACACCCTGCATAATATCAGCAGGACCAATGTATTGAACATTGTAGTCCTTCAAAGGATATGATGGTAATAGGGTGTCGGGATCTGAACCGCTTTGAGCCTGTCCAGTAGACAGAATACCTAATAAATCTCGTAAGTTAGTTGCCATTTTTTTTAACCTATTAATTACACATATGTAGAGAACAATCCGAGCTGACTCCCATCCAGCAGGAGCAATAGGTGATCCGGATCATACCACCAGGACCTGTCGAACCACACTTACAGCAGGATCCGCAACTAATCGCACTTGCATTACCAAATCCAGGAATACCCAAATTACAGCAATAAGGATCTCCAGAGAACGGCATATTGATGTAACAATGGTTATCCTCACCACATGAATGGTTGCACTTATAAGAAGTAGTTGCCCATCCGCCACTATGATCGATAATTCTTGGTGGGTATGGAAGCATCGCTTTTACAGCGCATCCAGGTCCATTACATTGTGATCTAATAAATCCTGCCCTACCGTTAATATTGCAATCTCCACCATATGCTGCAGGACCACAACCTAAACATGCACCTGCCTCGTAGAAGTCGATTCTATCTTCACTATAATTTGATGCATTTTGCCAAATACCGCAGCAAGTGCAACCACCAAATCCGCCATCGGCGCAGAAGTTAGAAAGACCAGTTCCGGTGATATAAGTTTTACATCCTCGGCAACCACGTTTACTAGAATCATGACAGGTTGCAGTTCCTACACATAATCCATAACAATAACCACCCTGAATATCAGGATAATTTAAAGTCTTGACGGAATATGCACCTGTAGTACCAGGAATACCGCTCATACAGCAGCAACCGCCAGCACCGCCGCCGCCACCACCCCAGAGTTCAAACGTTACTCGCGTAACGCCACATGGTACACACCAGTTCCTGATACAGTTAGTTTGAGCACAGTCACAATAAAAGTTCCTATTCATATCCATGAATATGAAAACTTTTCCGTCATGGATCGGTTCTGAAGTTGTGCCTAAACCACTAACAGAAGAGGTAAACTCTCTTCCTAATAAATTTCTAATACCAGCCATGACTTATTACGCTCCTGATGATTGATAGATGGTGAACCTAACGGCTCCAGTGGCACCTGTACCACCACAAACACAACAATAGCAACATCCCATATTGCTACCAGTTCCTCCCATTCCTGGAGGACCTCCCCATGAGCAAGAACTACTACCTAAACCTGGGAAGATACCGCCACTGTTATTTGCTCTTTCTGGTTCGGAATTAGACCAACAACCAGCAGAAGCACTACACTCGGTACAATGGTTACCAAATGCTGCATATGTACCATACTTACCTATCAAACCACCGGGCATTGGGATGAATTGCTTTCTTCCGGACAAACCTCGTGAAGAGCAATCGCCGTGAATATATGCAGCGGTAATGCCATTATAACAAGTACCTTCTTCTTCTTTCTCTATTCTATCTGATTTGTCGAAAGGAGCATTTGTTGTTTCGTGCCAGCAGCAATATGCTGGTGTGTATCCGCAGTTGCTGCAGCAGCAGTTTGAAATCTGCGTCTTACAAGACCAAAATGGGTTGGTGTTGCCACAGCAAATACCATTTTGTCTACCACCATAACCACCTTCTGCACAGAAGTTAGAAAGACCAGGACCGTTTACATAACTCTTACAACCCTTACAACTGCCCTCGCAGTTAGCACAGCAGTTTGCCATACCAACGCACATAAGATAACATGCGTTGTCAAAGTTACTTAATCCTACCTGACTGGCGCAAAGAATTCTACTATTATATTCTCCTCCATATCCTGTAGATCCTAAACCTTGGCATGACGATCCACTGCCGCCACCGCCGCCGCCCCAGATTTCCACCCGAAGTTTGCATCCTCCTAAAGGAGGAACACACCAGCACATTCTCTGACCTTCATAACTGTCACATGCATTACCTTGGGCACATTGCAACCCTCGGAAAGAAAACATGATACCAGCCTGACCAAACGCAGTAACTGGTGGCAAATCTGCTTCTGTTGCAAAATCTAATAAATCTCTTAAACTTGACATTTGTTTATCCCTCCTTTAGTAATATTAATTAGTTAGAAAGAATAGACCATCCGTAAGAAGTACCGGTAAAGTACAATTCTAAAGATGTATTTTTAATATCAATATCTAAATTATCTGCAATATTGGCAATTTTGTTGCCATTTCTAGCAACAGTTACCTTGACTGTGCCACAGTTTCCAGCAGCATCAATAAAATTAACTCTGTCTCCAACTCTTGGGTTAGCAGGAAGAGTTACTGTGAAAGTTGATCCTCCAGAAGTGTCAAGAAGAAGAATTTCTCCTGATAAAATTGAGTGAGTGGTATTTACTGCTACACTTGCTCTAGATTCTGTAGGTGTACTAATAGAACGTCCCATTGGTTTTATGCTCCTTTATACTTGTTATTTATTAAACAGTTGATTCTTCTACACCGTAACACGCTACAGTAACACTTGAAGTGTTAGCATAAGCTACGAGACGTTTTCCTGCATTAAGGACGATACCAGTTCTTTCAAGAACACCATAACCAGCGATTTCTGCTTCATACTCAAGGTACTCTGCTGCTAGTGGTGTAGCACCATTTGATAATGCAATGCGAACAGTAACCGGTACTGCATTAATGTTTACCACATTAATATTTGCGTATGATACGGTGTCCGCAGGGGTCGTATATACTGTAGTATTTGTAGTAGCATTCAGGGATTGTTGCCCTAGGACTCCAGAAGCCATTTAACGTTCTCCTTATTGAAAAAAGCTTGATATTTATTCTTTAGTTATTTATAAAAAGAGGGTGTATAAACACCCTCTACTGGTATCAGATTCCACCTGCCCAGAAAGCATAGCCTTTCAGTTTGACTAATTGACTATCCACATACCCTTTAACTGCAGATTCCGTTGGAACTTTTTGATTACTATCGGAAGACAGTGTTATATCTGATGAGAACTCGGTGATAGATTCACCAATTTGCCCACCAATAGAACCCAGTTGAAGTGATGATAGACCAGACAGATCGAAGGAAGATGCATTCAAAAGTGTGCTACCAGTTGACTGGTTAACTTTGAAGTATTTACCAACCGAGAAGTTTCCATCTTGGTCAGTAGAAACATAATAAACACGACCTGGGAAGTTCTCTGTAACTTCATTACCTGGAGCAGGTGATTGAATAGGTAGACCGGGGAAGTTAGTCTGTGTCTTGGTTCCTGTTCCAATGTTCAAGAAATCATGACCAGTCAATCTTACCTGTGAATAGAGGTATCTAATCTTGAAGTCCTGTCCATTGTAAGAAGGATTGGGTTTCTCTTCAGCAAGAATAAGAGTTACTTGACCATTAGGATCTTCTACTGATGAAGAAACAAGCATGAACTCATTATCAATTCTGATGTAATCACTAGAAAGAATACTATCTTCGTTATAGACTCTGATAGTAGTTTGTGAGTTGTCTAAATCACCAATGTTTTCTGTTTGTGTTGGGTTATATGCAGTAATTGAAGTTGCAACTGCGCCAGCATTATGAGGTGCGGCGGTTGTTGTTTGTACTCCTCTAGTTACACTAACTTGAGTTGGTCCTGGGAATCCAGTAACTTCAACCATTTCATCATCAATAATCAGGAATCCACCGTTGACCATACCAGAAATACTTGTAACATCAAGTGTGGTATCGCCAGCAGCAGGTGCAGAGGTCAAAGTTGTTTGACCGCCAACTGTATATCTAACAATGTCAGATAGACCATCATGAACAACAGAAGATGTTGATAAAGCACCTCTGGTAACAGTTAAATCGCCTTTTCCATCAGGAACTTTGTAAGACGAATTGGAAATAACATAAGTGAAGATGTCTGCACCTTCTCCGCCAGTACCAGTGATGAATTCAATAGAACCACCAGGTTTTGGTGCTGCCTCAAGGTCTCTAACAATAAGAGTAAATCCTTTCTGACCATCCTGATAAGTTGCTGCTGTATCTAAAATAGCAACTGATGCGGAATCGTCACCAGTGATAGTTTCGTTAGCAATAAATGTTCCTTTCAGTGGTCTGATTAGAATTTTTGCTGCACCAATTTGTATTGAAAGAACTTCAGCAATTGCACCAGAGGTGAAACCTTCGATTCTTTCTCCAACAATGAATACGTCAGAAAGTGTCTCTGGTTGATAGTTTAGTTCTTCACCATCAATTTTACCATCAATAGTAACTTCGTCTGCGTTAAATCCTGAAGATATAATAGCGTAGTTACCCCATGAAGAGTTACCTGCCAGAGATCTGATGTTACCACCATTAGAAGCACAGTAAGAAATATGTGCGTAATAAGTGAAGCAAGATACGATTTCGGAGTTTCCGTTGTTTGTCAACCAGAAACCAACGCCACAACTCTCGTGGATTTGGGTGAAGGAGTCAAACAGCATCGACTTGTTCGACGGAGTTGCAGTTCCTTCCCACTTCTTGTGAACATGACCATCAACAATAGCACCAACACCAGCCTGCGAGAATGCAGAACACTGTGAGATATAAGGTGACTTGGTTGTTGGTGAGTTAGGCCACAAGCGGAGGAATACACCCTTGATTGTTGCTGTGTTTAAATCTTTTGGGTCGGTAGCAGAAGGAACAAAACCTTCCATACCATCCATAACAAGATCCTTCAGCATAGTCTTGTTGGACATGTAGAACAACGTTGCATGTTCGTTAAGAACATTGTCTACGATTCCGATAGGAGTATCTGATGCTCCTGATTCATAAGTATCAGTAGTCGTCCAGTCGCCACCACTAACTGGTAGAATCTGGATAACATCATTACCACTAACAATCTTGGTGTGAAGAACATAAGCAGTTTTGGTGCCAGCACCATTGCTTACTAATAAACCATCTACTTTATATTCATCTCCAACAGTTCCTGATAAAGTTAATTCAAGAACGTTACTATTTTGACCTGCATTTGGTTTAACAGTTGATGTTCTCATGTTGTCGCCAACAATAGAGACATACTCGGGAACAACAATAGGCAGTGTCTCGAAGTAAGTACCAGCTTTAACGTAGATGGTTGCTGGTCCAGTAACTTGAGTTACTGCGTAGTTTAATGAAGCAAATGATCTGGAAATATTTTCTCCAGAGTTAGTGTCAGAACCTTCTTCGGTTACGTAGTAAACAGGATCGGTTACATTGTTATTTTCCCACTGGGGAACTCCTGCATCACTAACAGCAAGTACTTGACCAGTTGATCCAACCGGTAGACGAGCAGCACCTGCGCCAGCACGATATAGAATATCTCCAGTATCTGTCAGAACATTTGCTTGGGCACCCTCTGCCAAGGTGTTCCAATATGTGCCAGTAGCATCAGTTTCTGGTTCTTCGCCAGTAGATTCTGCAACTGCGATATACGAGTTACTGTTACGTACAACAGCATCTCCCTGATAATAAGTAGTGGAAACATCCCAAATACCTTGCCAAGTGAATCCACCGACAATGAAGTCCCAATCAGCGGCACTTGATCCTGGGTTTTGTCCAGTATTAGTTGTTTTTGATACGTAAGAATTACCACCGAGAAGAACAACATCTCCTTGCTTATATGCTGTTGCAACATCCCAAATACCAACTACTTTAAATCCAGTAGTAACGATTTCCCAACTAACTAATAGGTTAGGTGCAGATCCTGAATGAATATCTGTTGCAACATAAGTATAACCACCATAGGATACGATATCCCCTGGTTGATATGTAGTTGCAGCATCGTAAGTATCTTCAAATACTAAACCAGCAACAAACAATTCAAATTTGCTTTCGTTTGCTACGAAATCTGCTGCGTCTGAAGTGTGTGCTTCGGTTACGCGATATACGGTATTGCCATACTTAACGAGATCGTTAAGTTTGTAAAACGCACTACCCTGCCAATCCCCTTTGTTATCTAAACTTTCTGTGTGTACATCCCAGTATTGTGCATCTTGGGAATACCACATAGTCTCGTTAGAAGACGAAGTGTGATTTGCTTTCGCAACATAAGTATTCGCGCCAAACTTGACGATATCATCAATGACGTAATCGGTGGCAGCTAACCAGTTGCCAGTCCAATTAAACTTTAATCTACCTAATCTGAAATCAGCCATTTTAGTTTACTTTCCTTACTTGGGACCTTCGGTGGTATAATCATAATCTTCATTGAAACGGATAACAAGGTATCCGTCACTGTCTACAAAATAAGACAGTTTTCGTTCATCAAACCTAAATTGTTGATAACGATCTTCAGCATTATTATATAGAGACTTTTCTTCCGTAGTTTCCTCTACATAATCATACAATCCAGTTGCGATATCCAGGTATGGTGTACCATCTTTTCGCGTGAAATCAGCGACTTCAGTTGGATCAATAGATCTGATTTTGGTGTATGTAAGCATACCCTTATCATCTCTTGTTAATGCATGGATGAAAAAGTCATTACCTAAATCATCTGATCCGTTTCCAGTTGTAACTGTATCCGAAGCGCGATAAAAATCGCTTAAGAACATTGTCATACGACTACTCTCCAGTAAACTCCTTCCCAGATCAGTTGAACTTTTCCACCTTTTACATCAAAAACCAGAGGAGAATCTATCACCATTTCATTATTTTGAAATTGTCTTCCGGTAGGATCTGTTATTGTCACATTATTTATATGCCATGTAAATGCAGAATCAACAAACTCAATTACATCTCCTGGTTTTGGAACCAGACCATTATTGTAGTATGGTAAAGTTAAAGTAATACCATTGTTTGTAGTATCTACCAAATAACGTAAGTTTGTGCCAAGAAGAGTGTCAGAATTAATTCTTTCCCATCTTGCTCTAAACACATCAAAACCACCATTGGTCACGCCATCGTGGATGACTGCCATATTTTTATCAGTATCGATAGTTAATTCGCCTTCTGCCCCAACAAAGTGGGCATGTTCAGAAGTAGTACCACGTCTAAATTGTACCTGGGTGGTCATGACGTAAAAGGTATATGGTTACTGATAATATTTATACTATTAAATAATCCATCCGTAAGTGCGTTCGGGGGCAACACTGACCTTCGTATCTACGGATTCTCCACGTAGAGTAATTGTTCCAGATCCTTGATAACCCTTGTCTGGTTGTATCTCCTTACCATTGATGAAGGTAAATATTGTTCCAGATCCAGCAAAGGCAGCAGACTTCGCAACATTGGCGATACCAACGATATCGAATAATGTATATGTCTGGAATGCGTTGGTGATAAGGAACGTTGCTGTACCACGAACCTTGATTGTTCCACCTTGACTTTCTTCTGTAGCAACGAATCTTTGAGATGCATTTCCAGATGTCTTAAGACGAACATCTCTTTCATATACTGTTGAAGTGAACGATTCTTGTGCAGAACCTGTGATCTCCAGATGGTTCTGACCTTGATACTGGTAGGTATTCTTGATCGTTGCCGCACCTTTGAAGATGAGGTTTGGAACCAGATGTTGTGGAAGTTTGTATGTTCTGGATTGTCCAGCAGTGAAGGATGTAAAGAGACTTCCTTTTCCTTCGTGTGCTTGAGTTGTTCTGAATACAGACTCGCCAGTAATATCGAAGAGAACTGTGCGGGTAGAAGGAATAAATCTGACAGCAGATTCTGCTTCGATGAACGAGAACAGAGATCCGAATCCTTCGTAGTCTCTGGTTCTTTGGGTAGAAGCAACACCAGAAACTGTGACTGTTCCTTCTGATTGATGTGCAAATGTTCTTCTTTCTTCGAGTCCTTCAAAGGAGAATAGAGATCCAAATCCTTCATATGGAATAGTAAACGACTCTGGAGCTGTGCCATCCAGTTTGAAGAGTCCTTTAGATTCTTGAGAAGGAACGTTGATTGGAACAGAAATTGATCTCGCTTCGCCAGCACCAAATCTGGAGAACAGAGCACCAGAACCGATCTTGGTGAATACCTTGATTGGTTTTGTATCTGCAATACCAAGAATATCAAACAGTCCAGTAACATCGTCTGGATTTGCAGTGAAGGATTCGGCGGAACCAGACAGAGTGCTGATAACACCAGTTCCTTCGTATACTTTCGCTGTTCTCTCATCCTTCCGACCAGATACTGGGATAATACCAGAACCAACGAAGAATTTGACAACCAATACTTTGACATCTTCTGCGAAGATCGAAGTATGGATTGTCTTGACTTCCGAAACAGCAGATCTGATTGTTGCAATTCCGAGGAAACTGAATAGTGCAGTATCTTCTGTTGGATTGTATGTAAAGGATTCTGCGACACCCGATAGAGTGCTGATAAATCCTTCGCCTGTGTGTACAATAGATCTGGTGGTATGTGCAATACCACTGACAGGAATCGTACCTTCGACGATCCAGTTGGGGATGAATCTTACATCTGTATCGACATCGATAGAGATCTCGATTTGCTTGGTTTCTGCCTTGACAATCTTGATGTCACTGAAACCACCGCCGAAGGAGAATAGAAGTTCTCTTTCCAGAGGATTGAAGGTGGCTGCTTCTGCAGCACCTGATAGTGTAGAGATTCTACCAGTACCAATGTATACATTAGTTGATGAGTTAGTAGATTCGTCATCGATTCTAATCTGAACTTCTGGTTGCTCTGCGAAGGTGAGAAGTTCTGGAGCAGAAGATCCACTGAATGTGAATAGAGATCCGAAGAATGTTTCTCTGAATGTCGCTCTTTGATCCGCAAATCCAGAAACAAACATATCTGCCTGGAAGGCAGGCAGTTTTCTGGAAATAGATTCGCCACCAAATCCAACTGCAAATAGAGATCCATCTCCCTCGAAGGTATTGGTTCTTTTTTCTGTAGCTTCTCCAGATACAAAAATTTCGACCCGGAATACTTCGCTGAAGGTTCTGATAGGTACAGCAATTTCTCCAGAAGTCTGGATTCTTGTTGTAATATCTGGTGGATTGAATGTGGCTCTCTTTGCAGCAAATCCAGATAGAGCAAGATCTGCCTGGAACGCTGGGATTCTTCTGGTAAGAGATTCTCCACCAACACCCTTGGAGAAGATTGTGCCGAATCCACTGTGAACATTGATGTGCGCGTATTCGCCTTCTCCAGATACAGTGAAGGTTCCAAATCCAGACTCTGCATAAACAAGAGTTGGTGGTAGAGATACTTCTCCAAAAATTCTTGCTGCAGAATCTGCATCGAAATTGCCGAAGGAGAATGCTTGTGTAGCAAATCCACTGATAGAGAACAGAGGTCCTGGTACTCTCGTATTGAAAGTGACGGATTCTGCTGTACCAAATAGTGTGGAAATGCGACCACTGCCATTCCAGTTTGGTACATAAGATTCTTTGCCAGCACCAGAAATTCTTGCTTGTACTTCTGGTTGCTCTGCAAATGTGCGAAGTGAAGTCTTTGCGAGTTGACCAGAAATACTGATATTTCCTTCTGCACTGTAAGTTGCGAAGGAGAAAGACTGTGTTGCCAGTCCACTGACAGAGAATAGAAGTTCTCTTTCCGTTGGATTGACAGTAAAGGATTCTGCTGCACCAGATAGAGTAGAAATTCTTCCACTTCCTTGATATCCTCTTGTCCTGGATTGTGAAGAAGCACCAGTAATATCGAAGAGAGTATTGAATACTTCGTCAACTGTTGTAGATTCTACCGCACCTGAAAGACCGAATAGAGTTCCGGATCCAACAAAACCTTTTGATGTTCTATCCGATACAACGCCAGTAAAGTCAAAGAGTGAGAATAGATCGTCTGGAGATGCAGTGAAGGATTCTGCAACACCCGACAGCGTAGAGATTCTTCCAGTTCCCTGGTATCCTCTTGCAGAAATGATAACCGCTTCACCACTAACAGTGAGGAGAGTAGCAAATACTTCATCAACAGTTGTAGATTCTGCCGCACCTGAAAGACCGAATAGAGTTCCAGATCCCTCGTGTGCTTTGGTTGCTCGTAATACACTTTGACCAGTAATATCAAAGAGAATCTGTCTCTCAACTGGATTGCCAGTAAAGGATTCTGCAGCACCGGACAGTGTGGAAATGAATCCAGTTCCTTGGTATCCTCTCGTCCTGATTTCTGCAGAAGCACCAATGATAAAGATTGTTGCATCCTGTGTTGTTGCGCCAGTAAACGAAACACCAGCATTTGCAGACAGGATAATTTTTCCAAATGCTTGTTCTGCAGCAGTAAACTTCTGTGCAATTGCACCATGAATCTCGAAGAGAACATTGAACCCTTCTGCAAATCCAACTCTCTCGGATTCTGCAGAACCAAGTACACGAATTTCTCCAGATCCATTGAAGTTTGGAGTAACATTGTTTGCTGATTCTCCAGAAATTCTGATAGTGCCAGCAGCAGAAATATCCTCTGCTAAAGTTATTACCCTTGCAAATCTGGCTACAACAGCACCATTGAATTTCTCGAAGAGACCAAATGGATACCTTGTATAATTGTCAAGGATATAATGCCAATCTTGCCTATCATCTGGAGTGGAGAACCATCCTCTCTCTCCAGTATACGCAAGATCTAATGTACCAAAATCCGTTTCTGGATATAGAGCAATTGGTTCTGCTGGAGTAGACGCAGATAGAGTAACCAATCCAAGATCGACTGGGATAAAGAAATCGATCGAAGAATTGTTGTATGAATAAACAACAGCTTCTTCTTGTGAGGAGAATGTAAATAGATCTCCAGATCCATAATGAGCAAAGGAAACTCTTTCTACATGCTCTACATCAACATAGAATACTCCATAACCATTAAATCTTGGATTTATTCTAGCCGAAGCAGATCCAAAGATATTGATGTCTGTTCTAATATCTGGTGGATTAGCAATAAACTTCTCAACAGAAGTTCCACGGAAGTCAAGTAGAACTCTGTCAGAACCGAATGCTTGTGTTGTTACTTCAGCACCGCCAGAGAAGGCACTGACAACACCAGATCCAACATAATCAAATGTTGCCTTCTCTACTACATTGGTGCTGAAGATTTCTGTATGTACAAATCCTTGATATCCTCTGACTCTGGATTCGGAAGCAAATCCAGAAATAACAATATCTGTAGTGATATCTGGTGGGTTAGCACCAACGGATTCTGATGCTCCAGAAAGACCGAATATAGTTCCAAATCCTTGATAGGATTTGCTTGTTTTATCGACGACAGAACCAGTAAAGTCGAAGAGCGAGAATAGATCGTCTGGCGATGCAGTGAAGGATTCTGCTGAACCAGAAAGAGTGCTGATAACACCAGTTCCTTCGTATCCTCTGGTTCTAACTTCTGCAGATGCGCCACTAATATTGAATAAAGTAGCGAATACTTCATCAACAGTTGTAGATTCTACAGCACCTGAAAGACCGAATAGAGTTCCAGATCCTTGATGTGCTTTAGTTCTTCTGAACTCTCCATCTCCAGTAATATCGAAGAGAGTCTTGCGTTGATCTCCAACTCCATTGATAATATACTGAACTGATTGTAATGCCCATACATCAAGAGTGCTGCCACTATGATATTTCTGGTGAACAACGACCCGAGAATTAGGTACTCTATCTGCAACAGGTACAGAAATAGTGACAGAATTTAAAGTTTCAAACGATGTATTGCAAGCACTGACCAATAGTGTCTCGCCACCGCTATTGATTTCATAGTATAAATCATCGCCTGAATCTCCGAAACATTCTGGCGCATTTCCGCCATTACTATTATTGCCCTTAACAATATTGAGAGTTAGTTCTTTTACCTGACGGAGATCAAGAGTAAATGCAACAGTTCTGTCACCGGAAGCGCCTTCGTATGAAGCTCCAGTACCAGAGACACCAAATCTGAAGTGTGGACCAATATCGAATGCTGCATTTCCACTTGTTGTATACTCGACTGCTGGGGTAACAGTAGTGAGAGTCTGGTTGTTGAGATCTTCAGCAGTGAGAGTGAGGTAAGCAGTATAATCAGGTGTGAGTGGGAACGTCTTCGCGACGGACTCGGATAGAATGCCGTTGGAGAAGATAGAACCGGTTCCTTGATATCCTCTTGTTCTGACTTCCGAAGAAGCACCAGTAATCTCGAAGAGAGTGTTGAATACTTCATCAGAAGTCTTGGATTCCGCTGCACCACCAATGGCGAAGATAGAACCAGATACAATTTCAGGTGATGGAGTAAAGGATTCTGCTTTCTCTCCAGAAATTTGCAGAGATTGTAATCCAATGTAAGACTTGGATCTGTTCTCTTTTACTTCGCCATAGGCAACAAAATGTACATCTCCCGCATGGAATGGTGGGAATCGTAGTTCGACTGCGCCAGTGACTACAAATAATGGACCAGAAGCAATGTATTCAAAAGACTTGGAAGCATGTGCTTCACCCTTGAGTGGGAAGATGCCGAATGGGTAGTTGGTATAATTATCAAGAACATAGTGATAATCAACACGAATGTCTGGAGTGGACATCCATCCAGTTTCGCCAGTGTATCGAAGATCTAAATCACCATAGTCATCGAAGATTGCCGCTGCATCAGCAACAGATCCGTAATCAGGATGGGTAATAAAGTCAATCGACGAGGTGTTGTAAGAGTATACTCTTCTTTCTTCTGCTCCGATGAAGTCGAATAGAACACCTGTGCCGAGATGAGCAAGAGCAACTTTCTCTGTGACGAGTCCACCATCAATATCGAGATGTACTCTTCCATTGTATCTTGGAATAAATCTGGCGAGACCAGCACCCTGAACCTTGACATCGAGACCTTCGATAGCAGGTGTTGCTGATCTGCTTTGTCCAGCAAAACCCGTGAAGTCCAGTAATTTGTGTTCTTGATCTGGACTTGCAGTAATTGTTTCTGCTGCACCAGATAGCGTGGAGATAAGTCCAGAACCAAACTCTTGTAGCAAGAAGTTTGTCTTGGATGCACCACTGATTGTAAATGATCCTTCGCCGTAATGGTTTTGAGGACCCCTGCTGTCAGCATCGCCAAGGTTGAATAGTGTACCAGTACCAGTGATGTGTGTAAGTTTCGCGCCAATCGTTTCGCTGCGAAGCTTGAATAGACCGAATGGAGACTTGGTATAGTTGACGAGGATCTCGCCACGATCGAAGACCTCATATACATCATCGCCAGGATCTCTGAATAGAGAACCAAAGTCTTCGTTAGGTTGTGTTGTAGATGCGGCAACCTGACCGTAATCTTCGTATGTAAAGAAGTCGGTTCCAGGATATGAATAAGTGAGTCTTCTGCTCTCGTTGCCAAATCCGAATAGAATTCCAGAACCACTATACCCAAACGTGCGTAGAGGTTGAGTGCTGCCAATGTTGAATAGCGTACCACTACCAATGTGGCGTAGTGATGATAAGACAAGTGCGTCACCACTAACTCCAAATAGTGTCTTGCGTGTATCTCCAACACCGACTCTAGTGTCAAATGTTATTCCTGCGAGACCATAATGATCGTATTCATATGTACCAGACCAATTTCGCTGCGATACTTTTATATCTCCAGCAGCAGTTTGGTAGTCTGTATAATTTGGTTCGAGATTAAAAGTTTTGGTTGTAAGAGTGTGGTCACTAGTATTCCCACCATAAGAAATCCTAGTGAGAATACTTTGGTTGGAATTTGCTTTATGAACCTCTATGAGAAGATCTTCGCCATTGTCGGGTTGTTCTCCACCATTGCTTCCACTTCCCTTGATGATGTGGAAGTTAAGTCTAACAACATTAGTGAGATCTACATCATAATATCTAACTGTTCTCTCATCACTGAAACCATCATCCAGATCGGGATCATTTACTGTACCGAATCTAACATGAGGTCCAATAGCAAATCCGCCCTGACTTCCCGTACCAGTTCCACTCGCTGGAATAAATTCTGTAGCACGATATACTGGGTTGTACGTGCTGTGAAGTTCGGCAGCACTTACGTAAATAGGTTCAATATGTGTATAATCAGGCTGCTCGGGATATACCGTAGCTTTTGCTTCGCCTGTAAAGGATCCACTGAATAGAGATCCAGATCCACTGTATTGAGTGCTGTAAGACGCTGCAGCGTCCCCATATACGCTTGGACCACCAGAAGTGTCGTAACGATACAAGAACGCTGTGTTCGCCTCTCCACGGAGGGAGATGGTGCCTTCAACAATCCATGGGGCTTGTAGTCTTGTAAATGCTTCGCCCAACTCAAAGAGTTGACCGCTACCAACGAATACTTTCTTAACAACGAACGTCGTGCTGCTCGCTAGTCTAACGACGCCGAATGGGAATCTTGTCTGTTGATCATAACGCATGTCACCCCAGTCTTCCTGACCGGTAGTAGGTTTGGTGACACTTCCATGATCGATTGTTGCCGTGGGCGCTCCAAGCGTTCCCAGGTCAACATAAATGAATGGAACAATTGAAGATGGTGTATAGCTGTAGGAAAGTTTTCCTAAATCGGTTCCAGATGCGCGAGGTAAGGATCCTGAACCAGAATAAGAAAATCCTACTGTTAATCCTGCAGGTACTTCTGTAACTGTAGTAGTGGTAATAGGTGGTCGTTCAACTTCATCTGCTACAAGAACTACACTCTTTACGCCATACTCACCTTTTATACCAGCTGTATTATCATAATGATCGATGGTAATAAAAACACCCTGATCAGTCTGTGCTTCTTCTGGTAGAGTAAGTGTTCTTACAACTGTTCCTGATGTTCCGTCAGAAGAATCGTGTTCAAGAATTGTTCCAAAAATATTGCTACTATAAGATCCACTTAATCTATAACTAACTGTTAAATTTTTGTTAAGGTTAGGTTGATCGCCACCATTACTGTCATCTCCACGAATGGCTTCAATTTTAATTTCTTTATAACCAATAGTGTCATTACCTTGGGAACTTCCCAAGTAAAACAACATTTGAGAATTTAATCCATTAGTTATTTTGAAGAGAACGTGAGGACCAATATCAAATCCTCCAAAACTCCCAGTACCAATACCACCATTCCTATTTACAACGCCATCTGTCGAATATTCTGCATACGTATAAGTAATATCTAAATCTTGTGAAGTAGTAACAGAGCTGGTGGATGTAGTTCCGAGGAGATCTCCTCGAAACCATATAGTTCCTCCACCAGTATATGACACTACCATCTATAACCACAAACAGCAATAAAAAAGGGGATCGCAAGCAATCCCCAGTAGCATAATATAAAACTCAATTTGAGGATATCAGTCGAGGCTGACGTTGAGGGTGACTTTAATTTGGTCGCCGTCGTTTTGGATGCTGTATGGTCCATTGGTGAATCTTTCTGCGAAGAAGATCGAAGAATAGAGAGTTAGGTCACCAGCGCCATCAAGTGCAGGTTCGGTAGTAAAGGTGTCTGCGTCCTCTACAGAGTGAATAGTGTATGTTCCTGCAGTAGTTGCTGCGTTTCCAGTACCCTGATCGATGTAAATTACATCACCAACAACTAAAGCATGAGCAGTAGCAGTGACTTCGGAGAAATCAAAGTCAATTACGTCGTTGTTGTTTGTAGGCTGAACGTTGTCAATCAGAGCGTTGTTGAGATAAACAAGAACGGTTCCATCTGCATCACCAGTCTCTCTGTCAATACCAATGATTACAGTGTTTGCATCGACGCCATTAGGACCACTGTTACCAGAGTCTGAACTAACAACCATACCCTTTGCGAGATCAGCAGCAACTTCAGAAAGGAAGTTAACATCGCTGCTGACAGCACCTGCAAGAGCGGTGTCGATATAAACGGTAGTACCAGCAATACCAACTACACGGGTACCTGGAGCAACACTACTACCAGTTACGCGCTGTCCAATGGCAACACCAGCAGTTGAAGTAACTGCAAGTTCAAACGTGCCAGATGTGCCAGTAGCAGCAGTTGTGTTGGTGATCGCAGGTAGGACAAAGTATGAATCTCCTAACTGACCACGAACACCAGCCTTGGCGATAGTTGCAGAAGCTGCAGCTGAAGCGGCATCAGCAACACCATGAATGGTAGAAGGAATATTATTTCCACGAGCCAAGTAGTAACCATAGATGTCACCAGCAGCAGCACCGAAAGTGAAAGTTTGCTCTGGATAAGAAGCAGTTGTTCTTCCTGCACCAAAAGCAAGTGGTTGAGCAGTGAAAGTACCAGTGTTCTTGACACTCAAGTTGAGAGTCGTACCATCAATGTCAACAACATATGCTCCAGTACCAACGTCGCCGCCAGTTACGTAGTCGCCTTTTTTAATACCTGCATTAGAAGCAACGGTAATAAGGTAAGTACCTGTAGTACCATCACCATTAACAGTAGTAACTGCAGTACTTTCTGTAGTAATATCCCAGCGATTTCCGTTTAGTAGAATACCTCTTTGCTGTGAATAATCTTGATCTGTTCTGTTATTGATAACAGCAGGATAATCGGTAGTTACTGCTTGACCATATCCGATAACATTACCGTCGATATATGGTTCAAAATATCTGGACTGTGAAGGCGTATCGCTTTCCGCAGGATACGTATCAGTAGTATATAACTTAAGGATTAAGTTTCTGGGGATCGACTGATTAGCATTCAGAAGATTACGCAGAGACTCAATTTCACCATTATTGGTTACTAGCAATGCCATGGAGACTTTCCTCTACTATTTTCGTACAAGTTTATTTTTATTTATAATGAGTATGATTTATAATTTGAGTTTCATTGAAACTACAAACCTTGTGATGTTGATCGAGTAGATGACCTCAAACTGGAAAATATCTCCAGCTGTCACTGTAGTGTTCCACGTCGAAAGATCCTCGTCCTTATTCTTTCTTTGAACACTATTATTTAGCACACCAAGAGTGGGTCTTTCTGTTCCACATATAGACGTGAAATTGGGGAAATCCTCAAAACTACATTTTTGGATATCAACTTCTACGTTACCTTCAGTATCAGAGATAATAGTCCAAGACTCAATCTCTCCTGTGACATCAATGGTCATATTACCTTTCACGCCATTTGACATTGGGAATGACCCGCTATCAATAACATAATTAAGGGTTCTGGTCAGATCAGCAGTTGTAGCATATGCAATACCAAAGAATGTTGCTCCACCTGTAGGAGGTGTGTTGAATACAATCTGGTCATTTGATACTACATAATCAACTCTGGGTTCGAGGATAACATTATTAATAGAAATAGCAATCTGCTCTTCGTTTATAGGAGCATATGACTCACCATCTATAGTAATATTAAAGGTATCAGTAGTGCCGTCAAATTGAGATGCAATACTATCTATAAGTAGATTTGAGTATTGTATCGATTTTGATGGAATCTGATAGTTTACGTCAAGTTTATGCTGTGCTGGCAATTGCTTGCCAACATGATATGCATTATTACCAACCCTGACGTTATACTGTGCCATCAGGAAACTCCAGGACTTACTTCTGCGTTGCCCATAATTACTCTGGTTTTATATCCATTAGGATCTTCGAGAACTATATCATAGACATAACGTCGTCGATCTAAAGCCAGAGTCTCTACATCTGTCAGCGATAAAGCAATTTCACCTGTAGTCCTATTGACAAATGTCAAGGTGAATGGAACTGGAGTAGATGCTGAATAACTTTTCTTCATTGCAGCAGTACCAGTGTACCCCGACATATTAAGTGGAGTACCATCTTTGTTGGTGATAAAGAACGTAACGCCGAAGTCTACTCCTTTATCAATCAATAGGTTGACTGGTATCGCTGCCATTTTCCTCTCGTTTATCTAATAGGTCTAATGTTTCTAACCCACCCTCAAGTTTCAACTTATATTCTTTCAATTTAGCGAGTTCTTCCTCGCCTCTTTTGATTTTAAACTCGTAGTCTTTCAGTTGGGTTAAGAATTCCTCTCGCATTTTTGATGTATCCATAGCTAATATATCATGTCAAAGGTATTTAGTATGATCAAGCAGCACGATACGTGATACTGAATGCATAGTATGCACCATCTGATGTAGGTAAAGATTCGGTTGTAGTATTATCTCTAACCGCTTGGAACAATAGGTTAGTAGTTCCTATATCAGCCATGCAAATAACATAGTTGTGGTCTGTTGCTATCGAAGCATTATAAAGTCTTACCGCACCTACGGCATATCCAGCGCCATCCCCTGTACTGTGTACAGAATATGGTAAATTGTTAATAGTCAATGCACTACCGCCATTACTACTATCAATTTGAATCTGTCCCATTACAGTTATAAGATTGCCAATTCTTGTCCATTGTAATTTATCATTAGCAACATTCAAAGTAATACCATTGTCGCAAGTTGCGATAAAATCACCATCGAGATAAGTCTTGAGTACTCCATTTGTAGCACCTGTTGGTATAGTACCTGATGCTATACCAAGTTTGAGTCCACCAAAAGGACTAAAACCAATTTCATCAAATACGCAATTTGGCGACTGGAAAGCTATCGAAGAACCAGAGTCTGTTGAACCAATATACATTATTGATCCAGGAGTGACTGGCTCAATTTTTTGTGTTGTTACCTTTTTCGTATCATCAGAAAGTGTGATGTTACCTGTGGTAGAAATATCTCCATTACTTCCAAAGATGTCTACAGTTACAGCATCTGATGCATCTGTTAACTTAAGTCTACCATTACCACTGTCTAAAAGAAGTTGGACATGACTATCTGCTGCATTAACTGTGTCATCAAAAGTTCCTATACCCGAAACATCTAAAGTTCCAGTAATCTCAACACCATTGGTTGTGGTTTTAAGTTTTTCTGATGTTGAATAGTATAGCTTTACAGCGCAACTGGAATCAACCTGGAGTCCTAAATTACCAGTGTCTTGCCAAAGTGACACGCCCTGACGACCCTGAATGTTGATAGTGCCACCGGCACCACTACCATCAACGTTTCTGAAATATACTTCATTACTTCCACCAAATACTTTCAGGTAGTTAGTGCTACCAGAAGATACGCCAACATACATCTTCAACTCTGATGGATCTGCTATAGTACCTAATGTTACATCACCTCTTATATCAACACCATCATCAATGGACAGTGTTGGAGATGCAGCACCCTGGTAATAGAAACTCGTCGAACCGAAAGGACTGAAGACTGCTTGATCTTCGTATTGGGTGTTTACAGTATCGTACCATCTGACACGGAAACCAACCTCACTATCCAGTCTCAAGTCCGAAGATGAATTGTGGTAATAAAGACTAGCATCCTCATTTGTTCCGAAGTGAGCAGGTCTATCATCCTTCATGTGTAGAGAGGTTGCTTCTACATCTTCAAACAGTGCGTTACCTGTATTGAATATCGAGAAAGTAGGAGTACTTGCAGTGCTTAAAATAGAATCGCATTTGACCATTCCAGCAAATTCGGCATTGCCAGCAGCATCGATTTCTGATGTGAGTCCAGGAGTTCCTACTTGTCTACCCTTCCAAAGAGCCTGTGCGCTAATGTTAGCAATATAAATCTGTCCACCGCTGCTTACACTAAATCCAGCATTAGTGGATGTCTCGTCGATATTACCACCAGGAAAATAACTAATGGGATATGTACTGAAACCGTATGGTACATACATTGATCCACCAAAGATCGCTTCAGTAACCATCTGACCAGGGGTTATCTGATCCGCAGTTTTTAAATATAATGCACCATCTGAAGAATGTAATTCATTACCAACTTCAAGGTCTCCTAAAACTG